AGTTTGCACATCCTTTCTATCCAACTTTAACCGGAAAATGTCAGAATGTGCCGGATAATGCGGAATGCGTCGGAATATGCCGAAATATGCCAAAAGAAAACAGCCCCGAGGAACCATCAGGCTCCCCGGGGCTGCTGCTATGTACTCTTACTTGATCTTCCCCTGCATCTGATCCAGCAGCTCATCGGCGCGGATGGCCTCGGGAGTAAAGCTGTTGTTCTCCCACCATGCCCAGATGGCGGCAGCGGTGGTCAGGCCAGCCGTCACCCACTGCTCCACGCTGGCGCTGTCGATGGGCAGCACCGGCTTGCCTGCTGCACTCAGCAGCTGGTTGACGAGGGCCAGTGCCAGCACAACAGTGCGGGCAATGGTTGCGGCGGGGATGGCGGGGGTGTTGTTCTCAGTGATGTGTGCGTTCATAATGTCAGTTCCTTTCTTCAGTCGTGGATGGGTAAAGCGCAGGCTCTCTTGTACAATTCCGTGCCGGTGCCGTTGCCGCCCATCACATGATAGGTCTTGTAGAGGTAATTCAGGTTGCGCAGGCCGTCGCGGGTGATGTACCCCAGCTCCATAAAACGGTAGCACTCGGTATAGATGCGGTCGTGCAGCAGGGCCAGCACCGCGTCCCACAGGGCTTTGATCTTGGGGATGGCGGCAAGGATCGCGCCGCCGATCAGAGCACAGAGCCACCCGGCCCAATACTCCGTGATAAACTGCCACATCGGTCTCACCCCTCCTCGTCATCTTCCCACGCCTGCTGGATGCGCTGTCCGTTGTGACACACCGCATCCAGAACGGCATCTGCTTGGATATTGGATGCCAGCAGGGCCTTGTCTTGGGTATTCATGTTGTAGTACCCTGTGAACACCTCACCGTCTGCCAGAGGCGCTGCTACGGTGATGCGGTCGATCTTGTGCTCTTCCAGTGTAGCTAGAACCTCCGAGAGCCAGGGTGCGTATGGTGCATCTGAAATCAGATAACTTGCCATCGGTCTCACCCCCTGACCTGCCCCAGCCCGGCCCGCTGGATGATGGCAGCATAGTCCTTGTAGGCCACGCTCAGGTCTACCGGGCCGCTCACGCCGGGGATCTTGCCGCTGCTTGTGTACTGCCACATGCCGTGGCGGCGGGCGGGGCGCTTGCCGCGGTAATCGGCCAGCCAGAGGTCATACGGGGCCAGCGGCTGGGCGGCCAGGGCGGTATCCGCGAAATTGGTGTAGGTGTACACCATTGCATACAGCCCCCACGCTTCGAGTTGGGCAGCGGCTTCGGCCACCAGGGCCGAAAGCTTTGCGGGGGCCAGGGAGCGCAGGCGGGGGTCCTCCACATCGATGGCAAGAGGCAGCTGGAACGTTTTGCTCCGGAGAGCTGTTTTGATGGCGGCCAGCTCCTCCTCCGTCTGCCGCTGCGTGACCGCACAGGTGTAGTAATAGCCGCCCACCGGGATGCCCCGCGCCGTGCACGCGGCATAGTTGCGCTCGAAGGCCGGGTCAACGTAGGGCTTGCCGCCCTTGCTGCCCAGCACCCGGATCATCACGCCGGAGACAAGGCCGCTTGCCTTGACCTTGTCCCAGTCAATGCGGCCCTGCCAGCGGGAAACGTCAAGTATGGTTCTGGGCATTGCTCTGCGCCTCCTTTGCAGTATTCAAAGTGCCTCCCACATAAACTCGCCAACTCGTACCGGTGTCATCATTGGGCCAAATCGTGACATGCTTTCCACTGCAGATTGGCCATGCATTGAAATGTCGAATCCCATACATTTCACTGCCGAATGTATGCGCTCCCGGTTTTGCTGTGCAGGGATGATGCGGTAGCTCGTCCATGGTTGTGGTATGCACATGGTAATGCTGTGGGTCTTTCTGATACTCAGCTCTCTGTAGGGCAATAGCTTCCTGCACGATCTTGTTAAGCCCTGCCTGGTCATACTCCATTTTGAAAGTTCCGCTCTCGAGCAGCTCGTCCAATGTGCCCTCCAGGGTCGTGTCACCCAGTGTGATGCGCACCTTCAGGTCATCCATTGCTCTGCGCCTCCTTCTCGGTCAGCTGGACGTGGATAGCTTCCAGGTCGTCAGCGGTCAGGGCAGGGTAATCCGCCGCGATTGCCTCAAAGGCTTCGCCGTTGTTCAGCCGGATGCGGAATGCCCGCACCATGATGCGGAGTTTCAGGTTGTTCAGCGTTTTCATAGTTTTAACCTCCAATCAAATCGGCCATCATAAGCACAAGGTCGTCGTTTGCCGCTTCCAGAGCGTCCATGCGGCCCGGCACGGTTTCCAGCTCTGCCTTTTTCTTCGCTTCGGCGGCAGCGGCTTCTTCTGCCTTTTTCTTGGCTTCAGCCTGTGCAGCCAGCTCTTCGGCGGTGTAGCGGATGTACCGCATCAGCGGCACTTCTTCATCCCAGGCGGGCTGAGGGTCAACGCCGGGCACATCGATAACCTTTACCATGTCCCGGCCAATCTCTTTACCATCCCGGTAGTAGATGGCGGGAGAGCCGTCCGGCAGCTTTGCGGTCTCTCTGTGCCACTGCGGAGCTGTGCCCTCTACGGCATCATGGTGAACAACTTCCACATCTTCCACCAGATAGCCAGCTTCCAGATCCGGCTCAGTGGTCAGTACAATGCCAGTCTCGTCAATAATTTTCATGTGTGCTCCTTTCATGCGGCATCATCCACCCGCACCCAGATGTACAGGGCATAGTAAGGGTTCAGGATGTCCATTGCCTGCCCGCTGCCGGTGCTGCCAATGCTCACGGTATGAGTGTGAGCGCCAGCGTCCCCGATGCTCACGGTATGGGCGTGGCTTCCCGTGCCGTTCGTGCTGAAGCTGTGGCTGTGGGAACCGGCGGATTTGGTTGTTATAGTAGCCTTATAGTAGCTGTCACCGTAAGCCATGGACGAACTAACCAAACCGCTGTTTCCACCTGTGGAGCTACCGTTACTTTTGATAGTTGCATCATGCGTATGCGAACCCGCCCAATCGGTCGTGCCACTGTGGCTATGCCAGCCTGCGCTGTCGGTGGATGCACTGTGGCTGTGGGAACCAGCGCTGCCGGTACTGCCACTATGGCTATGGCTCGGCATTTCGGCAGTAGTCTGGGTGTGGGTGGCGCTGCCGCCGGTGGTGCCCACAGGGTAGGCACTGGAAGCGCCCATGATAAACTCACCTTCGACGCGCTCCCATGTGCCGCCGATAAAGCTTGCCGGGCTGGTGGGGTCGTTGCTGGCCCAGTACCTGACTCTCTTGTAGTCCTCTTCCCGCTGGGCAGCGAGCATCTCCTTGATCAGCGCCCGGGTCGCCGCAGCATCGGCGGGGGCCCCTTTGATGGAGACGGTCGTGTCGGTGTTTGCCGCCTTTTTAGCTTCCTCCGCCCAGTTCTTGGATGCTTCCTCACTGGCTTTGGCATTGGTAGCAGAGGTAGCCGCTGCCGTCTTGCTCTTCTCTGCCTCCCCGGCCTTGGTGGCGGCGGTGGAAGCGCTCCCCGCAGCGGCGGTGGCCTGCTGGGTGGCAATGTTTGCCGCAGCGGTGGCCGTTTTGGTGGAAGCTGCCACGTCGTTCAGGGCCGTGGTGCGGGCCCGTGCGATGTCCTGCAAGGCGGCGGTGTGCTCCGTCTCCGTGTCCTGCATGGCCTGCTTGGCGGCGGTCTCACTGGTCTTGGCGCGCTCCTCGCTGGCGGCGGACTTGGTCTCGCTGCTCTTGGCTGCCTCCGCGCTGTCCTTGGCGGCAGCGGCACTGCTGGTAGCTTTCTCCTCCAGTGCGTTGATGCGCTCCTTGGCAGCGGCCAGCAGCTCGTCGGTGGGGATGCCGGTCACACCGTCCCGCACGATGCCGCAGAGCGCCTCGTCCAGCCGGGTGTCAGTGATCTGGCCCGTGGTGATGCTGGTGGAGCCTGCCGGGCGGGTGATCTCGGCAAGGCAGAGGTCGTAGATCAGCTCGGTGCGAGAGATGGCGGGGGCCGTGGGTGTGCTGGATGCCGTGCCCTGCAGCACCTGCAGGCTGGCGGCTCTGGCACCGGCATCATAGCGCATGACGATTCGATCGATGCGGGGGAGAGACTGGTCAGCCAGCGGCAGGGCCAGGGTGTCGGCCTCCCGCTTGGTGATGGAGTAGCCGGTGAATCGGCTGGGGTGCACCCAGCCACGGCCCGCCCCCACGGTGACCTTCAGCCCGCCTGCGGCTGTCACCGGGAAGTCCTCAGCTCCGCTAAACACACCCGAGGTGAGGCCCGCAAGGTAGGCCGCCACGTCTGCGGCATCGAAGTCGCAGTCGTTGGCGGGATATAAAACGATTTTGCTCAAAAGATCATCTCCTTAGCTTGCGCCAGACCGGCGTACCCAGCCGCACGGTGCGGGTGGTGCTGTCGCTCTGGCTTTGGGTGATGACATCGGCCACCCGGACGGTGGCCTTGTAGCCCAGCTCCGGGATGGTGCAGTAGGCCACATCCCCGGGGGAGAGCCCTTCGGCATCGATGGTCAACTCAATGGAGCCGGTACGGAGCTGCTCCAGCAGTTTATTCGTGCCCCGGGCCATGAGCCGCTCGAGGTAGGCTTGGCTTTTGGTGGTCTCGCCCTTTTCCTCGTCCGGCTGCACATCCCTGGCATCCACATAGAGCTCCCGCCGGTCGGCTTCGGTGGCATCCGTCAGGCCCACGGTCACGGTGGCCCGGTTCTCGCCCTCGCCAGCGCCCTGCACCACGGCGACGTTGGCGTAGTCGGAATCCCCGAAGGCCCACGCGGCCTGCTGCAGGTTGCCCCACTTGGTGGAAAAACGGTTGTTTGGATCGGCGGTGGGCCGGTAGACCTCAAACAGCAGCTTCTTGTCTGCGTTCTTGCCTGCCAGCCGCACCCGGAAGCCCAGATCACAAGCCGCGCCGATGGTCATCAGGTAGTCCATGATGCTGCCGCCGGAGGTCTGGGCGGTGTAGGTGGTGTCAAAGCCCACAGCAGCACCCAGCTCCAGCTTGGGCCACGGCTGCATTGCATTGACCAGTCTGCGCATGGCCTGTTCCGCGTTCTCGTTCTTCACGATGCTGGTACCGGCCCGCTTGGTGAAGATCCACGTCCCCGGGAAGCCGGTGACCACTAAGTTGCTGTCCTGATTCTCGTTGCTCCGGTGGCAGATGCGCATGGGCACATCGCTGTCATTGCGGCGCAGCCAGCGGCCCTCCCGGAGCAGGGACAGGTTCTCCTCGGTGGGGCGCACCTCCAACGTGAACTCGCCCTCGGTGTTGTAGGGCTCGTCCCAGTAAAGGCTTACCCACACCTCCACCCGGCCCAGCCGGGCGAGGGTCAGTTCATCCAAAACATCCAGTGTCACGAGATCACCTCCGGCAGAATACCGCTCACCATGGGATAAAAGCGCACCGTCACCTGCAGGCTGGTCTCGCCGCTGTCGGCGGTGGCCTTGAGCAAGTTGTCCCCCGGAGCCAGCTCCAGCAGGTCAGAATCTTCATCCAGCAAAGAAAAGATGTTCTCCTCCGTGCCATCCTCTGTCCGCTTGACTGCCAGCTTGTCGGTGGTGGTGCGGTAGATCTCGATGACCTGCCCGGGGGTCAGGGTGGTCAGGATGCGGATGCTCTGGCCCGTGACGATGTTCAGCACGCACGGGTTGACCACAGCGCCATCGCTCTTGAGGGTGGCCGTGAAGGGCACCGCCAGCGCCCCGGGGTTGACCGCGTTCAGCCAGCCAACGGAGGTGCGCACGCCGAACCGATGGGGCTTGGAGTAATTCACCGGCAGCCTGAACGATGACACAAAGCCGTTGATGCAGAAGCTCTGAGCCTGCAAGTTGTACCAGAAGGGCTTGGGGCAGAAGAGCATGAAATCCAGCACCGGGTAGGGGTGGATGCTCTTCGTGTAGGGGGTCTTGGAAAGCACAAAACGGCAGAAGAATTTATCCACAAGATACATTGTGCCGCTGGTGAAATAGGGCAGCTTTTCCAGCAGTAATTCCGCATCCGCATCGCCGTGGGAGCTGTGGCAGTGGATGATGAGCTCACGGCTCACCCCGGCCACGCTCTGGCGCTCCACGCTCACGCCCACCTGGTTCACGCCCTGTGCGGTCTGCACGTCCACGTCTACGCCATTGATGGGGTCGAGGGAGTAGGGCGTGCCGTAAGCCCACCCGATGTCGAGAGTGGCCCCGGCATCCGTGACCAGCTGCAAATGGTCTTTTCTGAATGGCATTGTGGAGCCCTCCTTTCATCGTTTCTGGGCCTTGGCCCGGTCGGCTTCCCAGCGTGCTTCCCGCTGGAGATCTGCCGCCGTCTGGGCCTTGGAGTAGATATTTTGGATGATGTTGGTGTCGCCCTCCCGGTGGTACTGGTTGGCGGCTGCGGCCACCTGTGCCGTGCCGGAAGCGGCCACAGACCGGCTGATGGCCATGTTGTCAGACAGCACCAGAGAATTGGCCTGCCGCACCATCTCGGCCAGCTTGCTGTTTGCGGCCAGCAGGACCTCGGTGTTGGCCTCCACAGCGTCGGTCAGGTCTTTGTCCGGGGTGGGGGCCGTCGGTGTGGTGGAGCCGGTGTTTGTGCCTGTGGTGGTCTTGGTGATGTCATCCAGACTGCGCTCCACCTTGGTCTGGATGCCGTCCACATAGGTGGTCACGGTCTTGTAGGAGCGCTCCACGCCGTCCACCAGTTTGGTACCTGCCTCGGTGACGGTCTTGGTCACCCGCTGGGTGATCTTGCCGGTCTCATCCTGCAGCTTCTCGGTGAGCACCTTGGTGGTCACGGTGCTGCCGTCGGCATTGGTGGTCTTGCTGGTGTCGGTCATGCTCTCGATGACCTTCTGAGAGCTGGCGGAGGTGCCGGAGGTGCCGGAGCTGCTGGGGTTGTTGATGGCCTCCTGCTGTTTCTTCCGCGCCTCCTGCCGGGCCTTGCGGTCGGCGGCAATTTGGTTGGCAAAGTTCCAGGCTGGATTGCTGATGTAATCCACATGGTCGCCCCAGAGCCACGCCACGGAGTTATACAGGCCGATGAGGCCGTTGATGAGGATGACAAAGCCCTCGATGCCCGCCGCCACGATGCGCATCAGGCCCTCGAAGATGTAGCTCATAAAGTCCTCAACGCCCGCCCAGACATTCTGGAAAGCGTTGGCCACATCCGCGTTTTTGCCGGAAAAGCTCAACAGGGCACCCACCAACATCCCGATGAGGGAGATGACGAAGAGGATGGGGTTTGCGTCCATGGCGGTGTTCAGGGCGATCTGGCTCGTGGTTGCGCTGGCTGCGGCGGGCACGAACTGCGCCACCAGACCCATGGCCATTTGGCTCAGGTTCCAGAACACGCCGGAAAGGGCGCTGCTCAGCTGGTTCAGGGCCCCCATGGCTACGGCCTGAATCTGGGTCTGCTGCTCCTTGGTGCAGGCCTGCCAGAAGTAGGAAGCGGCCCACAGGCCCAGGCTCTCGAGGTCGCCATCCTTGAGGGCCGTTGCCAGCGCCTCGATGGCCCCCAGTGCATCCGTCTGGATGTCAGACTGAATCTGCGCCCACCCCTCGTCCAGCTTGGTGCGGAACTGGGTGGTCAGCAGCTCACCCACGCTGCCGTACTGGGGCCCGGCATCCTCGATGGTTTTTGCCACAGTCTGTGTGCCGTCGGCGGCGATGGTGGTCACGGTCTTGACCGTGTGCTGCACGCCCTCGATGACCTCAGTGCCGGTGCTGGTGATGACCCGCTTGACCTGCTCGCTGCCGTCTGCCAGCGTCTCGGTGGTGGTCTGGGTGGTGACCTTGGCCCCGTCCACGAGGGCCGTCTGGGTCGCGGTGACCGTGGAAACCACATCACGGACGGCTTCGATGCTCTGCGTGACCTTCTTTGTTCCATCTGCCGCTGTAGTGGTGATGGTCTTAACGTCCGAGAGGACCCCGTCCACCATCTGACGGCTGGTTTCGGTGACGGTCTGCTTCTGCTGTTTCGTGCCGTTTTTCAGGGTCTCATGGACCGTTTCGGTGGTACGGGTGACCCCGTTCTCAATCTGCGTGCTGGTGGAGGTAATAGAGTTCACTACCTCAGATGCAGCCTTTTTGGCGGAAGAACTGGCCTTTTTCGAGGATGCGGAAACAGCACTGGCCGTTTGCTCAGTGGTCTTTTGTGCAGCTTTGGCCTCCTCTTGCAGTTCCGTCCAGCTCTTGGTGCTGATGCCTTGCCCGGCCTGGGCCGCCTTGTGCCGGGCCTCCCGGTTGGCTTTGGAAGTGGCCGCTGCTGCCTGTGCATCCTTGTCTGCTTTGTAGTCATCGTAGCTGGAAAAACCGGTATAACCATCCTTCCCGAGAAAGCTGTTCAGCTTGTAACTGAGCTTGTCCAGCCATCCGATGGCCGCCCCAATGGTGCTCTTTGCGATGTTCGCCACAGCCTGAAAGGCTCCGTTCACGATGTTGCGGAAGGTCTCACTGGTCTGGTAGGCAGTCACAAGGGCCGCTGCCAGAGCGGCCAGAACAGAAACCACAAGCCCGATGGGGTTGGCTTTCAGGACAGCGTTCAGTCCGGCCTGTGCTGCAGCCAGACCGGTTGCCCCACCTTCGGCAGCTTTATGTGCAGCGGCAAGGGCTGTGGTGGCTGCCGTCTGTACCACAGTGGCGGCAGAGGTGGCAGTCAGGTAGCCTTTGTAGGTCAGAAATGCAGCACCGACAGAGGTGACAACGGTGATGACCAGACCAATGGTGTCTTTTAGTTTGGCCAGCTTCTGGTCATCCTCCGTGATGGAGACCACCAGCTCGTTGGCCTTGACGATGAGGTCGCCGAGAGCCGAGAACAGGCCGTCAGTCAGTTTGCCGGTCAGGGCAGCCACGTTGTCCTGCAGGGTAGACAGCCGCCCGCGGAAGGTCTGGCTGGCTTCCAGCATACCGTTGTAGAACTGCCCGCCCTCACTGGTGGCGGCTTCCACAGCGGCCTGCAATTCCTCAAAGCCCACCTTGCCGTCCGAGATGCGCTTATACAGGTCAGCCATGGATTCACCGGTGGCCTCGCAGATCTGATTGAGCGGGTTGAAGCCCGCGTCGATCATCATGTTCACGTTTTCCAGCGTGACCTTCTTGGCGCTGGACATCTTGCCATAGGCCCGGACAAGGGTCTGCATCTTGTCCGCGTTGCCCAGAGAGATATCGCCCAGCATCTGCAGCACGTTGGTGGTGTCGTCTGCCGCAATGCCGAATTGCAGCAGGGTCTGGGTGCCCTCAGTCAGATCAGACAGGGTGAAGGGTGTGGATGCCGCCATTTTGCGGATCTCTTCCAGCTTTTCGGCGGCAAGCTGTTCGTCACCCAGCATGACCTTAAAATTGGTGAGGTAGCTCTCCATGTCCCGGTTGTAGGACAGACCGCTCTTCACCACGCTCATCAGGGCATCGGCGGCTTTCTTAGCGAAATCGGCGATCATTTGCCCGGCGGCTACCGTCCATTTATTGACGCTCTGCTCTGCCGGGTCGCTGTTCAGCCGGACATCACCCGTAATACTGAAATCAGCCATTGGGGGCGCTCACCTCCTCATCATCGCCATGCCTGAGCCGCTGCAGGAAGGCGGCATTGTGGTCGGCCACCGTGACTGCCGTCCGGGTGTGCCGCAGTTCTTTGGGCAGGGCAAAGGTCTCCTTCAGGTCCTCGTACTGCTGGCGCTGCCTGCCCTCCATGCCGGAGGTGTCCATCGTGCGCCAGGACATGATCTTCGCCATGGTGGTTTCCTCCGGCAGCCCCCGCAGCAGAGCCAGAAACCGCCACCAGTGGATGCGCTCTGCCGTAAGGTCGATGCCGTAAGCCTGCTGAAAGGCTGCGGTCAGATAGTCCGCGTCACAGGCAAAATCCATGGCAAGCTCACCGGAACCGCTGCCTTTGCCGCCAGAACGTCCTGGCGGGTCGGCCCCGTGGTAAAAGCGCAGTAAACTTTCATAGGCCTCCGGGGCCAGCTGGGGCGGGATCGGCTCCCGGTAGAAGCGCCGGAACGCTTCCTGCGCAAAGGCAAGGGTGTCCTTTTTCTCCCGCCTGCGCTGATACTGGTTCGACAACCAGACCATGGGCCGGAAGTCCGGGTCGATGGCGCGGCCCTCCCACTCGGCGGGCAGTGGTTCCAGCAGGATGTCAGCCATGATGACGGCGGCGCTTTGCCTTGCGCCGCTGCTCACGGTTCAGCTGAGGAGCCAGAAGGCTGGGGTCGAACTTCTGCTTTTCCTGATTGGCAGCCCGGGTCAGTTCGGTCATCACGGTCAGGGCCTTGCCCAGGTCATTGCCGTCCAGCCCCAGAGCTGCCGCAGACCCTTTGCCCAGTACATCATCGACAAACGCTTCCACGATGCGGCACTGGCCGCGGATGCCCTCGGCATAGCTCATGTTAGGGGTCTGCTGTGCATGCTGACGCTCGGCCTCCTCGGCCTTTTCCAGCTTTGCCTTTGCCTGCTCCAGCCGCTCGATATCGTTGGCGTTCAGGCTGGAAAACGCAAATTCCTTATCAAAGATCTTCATGGTCGTCTCCTATCAAAAAAGCCCTCGCCGGTCAGGACGAGGGCACAGAGCTACGGGCAGGATCAGCCTGCCGCAGCGGTAGAATAGTCGAACTTAGCAGGGGTGCCGATGCCCTTTACATCGCAGGCAAAGGTGGCGATTGCGCCGGCAGAGCCGCCCACGTCGCTGGTGACGATGAATGCAGCTGCGCCCTTCTCGCCCTTGCCGGTGCGCAGGGAGAAATAGATGTAGGGCAGGATGACGCTCTGGCCGAAGCCATAGATCATCTCGTGGCCCAGAATGAAGTCCTGGAACGCATCTCCCTTGCAGCGGTCGCCGTTGATGGTGAGGGTGCGCTGAACGCTGCCCTTGGTGGTAACGGGGCCGGTGCGGATGTAGGTATTGTCAGAGGTGGAAGCGTTCAGTGCGCCGCTGTGCTCCCGCACATGGTCGGCACAGACGGTCCAATCCTTAACGGCATCCTTCTTGCTGGCCTCGGTGCAGATAGCCAGCACAAAGTCATCGGTGTTCTCGATGCCCTTGTAGTCGGCGCTGGGGGTGATGCCGGAGGCGGTAACAGCTTCAGTAACAGTCATGTTGAAACTCCTTTCGGTTGGTAATAAACAAGCCGGAGCTGCATCTGCATTTTGCAGCTTCCGGCGCTGCTGGTAACGATATAGCCCGATGCGGTGACCGATACGCTGAGGGGCTGCTTGGGGGCTTCCAGCTGGGGCAGGTCATGCCGGTCATTCTGGGCAAGCACCCAGTCGGCCAGCTGCTCAAAAAAGCCGCTGTTGGCGATCTGGGTGCTCTGGGCCTCGCTGTATTCCCGGCGGCTCAGGAATACATAGCTTTTAGCCATGTTCCTGCCGGAGAAATAAGTGGTCAGCACCGGGTCTGTGGGGGAATCCTCAATGGAGAATTCAGCCACCGGCTCCGGGGAAAGCCCGGAGATACGGAATGCGGCCCCGTTCTCGGTTTGCTCTTCTGCGATGAGCGGGCAGGTCTTGAGCCACTCCCGCATAGCAGTGATCGTAGCTTTTTCACTCATAAGTGCCCCATTCCTCCCCAGAAGCTTGTAACGGCCCTTGCGCCGTAGAGAGCAAGATGCTCGCCAATGTCGGCAATGGCCCGCTGGCCCCAGTAACTACCGCGCAATCCGGTTTCTCCACGAAGGTCTGTGCCCTCTGCATGGAGGTAATATTGCTTCCGGGCATAGGGGGTATTGTAAACCAGAAGTCCTTCATCGTATCTACTGGCCTGATTGACGCTGTTTTTCAAAGAACCAGTGTCGAACGGCACATAGCTGTCGATCAGCTTGGCCGCTTCCTGTGCAAGGGCATACTGCGCCTTTTGCAAGGCAGCAGTTTTCTCGGCACCGAAGTCAGGCCGCCAGGAAAGCTGCATCTGAACGCCGTCTGCCTTGTAGCGCAGGCCATAGGGCTGGTCGAAAACAGGCTTGCTCATCCTCTCAGCTCCCCTCTACATGAAAATGCGGCAGAAGCGGTTCCCGGTTGTCGGAGACCGCCGCCACCGTGCAGCAGATGTGTGTTTTCTCGAGGGTGGCATACTCGGCCTCGGTCAGGCTGCGGACAGCGCCGCAGATGAGCTTGCCGCCCCGCTTGAGCGTCCAGTGTGCCGCCTTTTCCCCGGGCGTGAGCTTTGCCCACTGGAAATAGGGCAGGTAACCCGCCGCAGGGGGCAGCCGGATGTGCACCGTCCGCTGGGGGTCGCCGCCGGAGGTGTCCAGCTTCTCCCGCCAGCTGCTCCCGGGGATGACATGGCAGACAGGCCGGTCAATCTCGGTGGCGGTGTCGTGGATGAGGTTCACAACGGTAACGCTGCACTGCATCAGAAACACCCCCGATACAGCAGGCCGTGGGGGTCGTGCCCCAGGCAGCCGGAAAGAATGCTGTGCGCTTCGGCGGCCTGCTTTTCGGCCAGTGCTCCGTCGGAGAACGTCACGGCAAAGCCGTCGTTGTTGACGCTGGTCACGCCCGGCGCATAGCCGGTGGCAGCGCGTGCCGCTTCGGCCCGTTCAAGGCTCTGCACGATGGACGCACAGGCCATGGCCAGAGCTTCGGCACAGTCGGCGCAGCCTTTGGTGTGGGCTTCGGCCCGGCCAAAGGTGGCCCGGTCAATGAGCTTCGAGGCCCGGAAGCACAGCGTGTCAAAGGCAGCCTCGTCCAGCGTGCCGCCCGCTTCCCGGTACTGTTCGTAGGTGCAGTAAAGCATTGCGGCCTCCTTATGCTGCGACAGCCGCAGCGGTCAGGAATGCGAACGGAACCTTGGAGCGGTCGGCATTCATGCGGGTGGCGGGGTTGGGCAGTGCCCAGCCCATACGCATCACAACGCGCAGGGCCACCATATCCTGCTGGGCCAGATTGTAGACGATCTCCTTGGTGGAGGGATCCTGAATCACGCCCTGATCCAGCAGCTTCACAGTGACATCCTGACGGATGGAGTACGCCAGCTTCTTGAAGTTGCCTGCGATCAGCTGAGCCTTGGAAGCGTCGAAGCCTCCGTTCTCGGGGAAGTACATGGGCGCACCGTCCAGCGCGTAGGTGGTTGCCCCCTGCATATCGGAGCGGAACAGCGGGCGGCCATTGGTATCCAGCAGGCCGCGCAGCTCTGCCTTGGCGGTCAGGTCGCCCACCACGGCATCAACGCCGAAGCCGCCAGCTTCGACCTTGGAGAACAGACCATCCTTGCCCAGCAGCTTGGTGTAGTCGATGGGGCCGGTGACCTTGTTCTTTGCGGCAAGGGTCAGCACGTCGGTCGTCCACTCGGTGGGACGGTCACCGCCAAACAGGATAGCGTTGTCGATCTTTGCGCCCATGGCCTCACGGACGCGGGGCTGTACCTCGCCCATGATGTCAAAGGAGGAATCTGCCAGAACGGCCTCGGGCACAGGAACGATGACAGCCAGCTCTGCGGCGGTCATGTAGACGTTGTCCCATTCCTGCTTGCTGGTTTTTTTCATGCCGGTGTCACCGTTGACCCAGTATGCCAGAGGCAGCATGGACAGCACGGGGATCTTGGTCTGGTTGGAAGTCATGTTGGCAAGGCGGGTGCCCAGCTGCATTACGATGGAGCTCTTGGGCACATCCTGCTGGATGGTGTTCACCAGCTGCTCCCGGATCAGGGCCTCAGCCTTATTGCGGGCGATTGCATCAATAGCCATAATAATCAACCTTTCTGGCCGAACGCTGCGCGGAATGCAGCATTTGCGGCCTCATGTGCGTTTGCGGGCTGGCGGTTGCCGCCCGGTGCGGATGTAGAAAACTGTACCATACCGCCGTCCGGCAGAATGGCGCTGGGGTCTGCGGCCTTGAAGGTCTTGACATAATCATCAAAGCCCAGGATCTCGCCGTCCTTCATAGCAAAATTCTGGGCCTTTGCCTCGGCAAGGAATGCCTTACGGGCGCTCTCGCTGGAAAACTTCAACCCGGCGGCCTTGCGTTCCAGCGCATAGCCCTTTTCGAGGGCGGCTACCTGGCTGGCAGCGTCAGTCTTGGCCTGTTCTGCCTTAGCCTTCCACTCGGGGTCGTAGCCCTCCAGTTTGCCGTTTGCAGTGTTCAGCTGCTCGGTCAGGGTGGCCTTTTCGGCCTTGAGGGTCGTAATCTCGTTGGCCTTTGCCGTGATGTCAGCACCGTGCAGGTTCATAATGCTGTCCAGCTGTTCCTGCGTGATGCCGGGGATGATCTTACTCACATCTTCACGTTTCAATGTTGAGTGCTCCTTTCTGGTCAATGTTTGTCGAATGAATCCGTTCGGTTTTTGTAACGCGGTTCGCCTTCCGCATGGATCCCGGGCAGGGTACGCACTGCCCTCTGCGATGGCACCGTCTGGAGGCATCGAACCTCCCGCTTCCGGTTTTGGAGACCGGCGCTCTGCCAGAATGAGCTAAGACGGCACGAAAAAAGCGCCCCTGCCCGGCTGGGCAAAGACGCTGACGATATTTGGTTGTTAGATGCCGGGGACGATTTCCTTAACACCCTTTGCAAATGCAGCGGCCTTTTTCATCAGGCTGTTTTCCTGAAGATATTCAAGCCCCTGCAAGGTGATATGCGGTTCCATGGGCGGCTCGATGCGCTCCGGCTGGCGAATGTAGCGAACGATGTTTAGGCCCTCAATGAACCCAGCCTTCTGAAGTTGAATCAGGAGAGCCTGAAAGCGGTTCGGATTCGTACCGAAGCGCTCGGCAGTAAAGCCAGCGCAATCGAACTCCTCAAAGTCCATGCTTTGCTGCAAATACTTCAAAATGCGGTAGATGATACGAAAATCTTCCATGATAACACCTCAACCCTTTCTGTTCGCAATCAATTTGCAATACTCGCCATATAAACGCTTCTGTTCGGCTCGTTCGGCATCAATTTCAGGCGTGGAAATAATTCCTCTACTGGGAACAGGGTGGGTGCGTTTATACTCAGCAACAAGGGAACGTTCTCGCTGAACGCTTTTCTTAGTAAGCTGATCTATCTGTTCCAGTGTGTAACTCATTTCCGTTTCTCCCTGTGGTAGCATTTCAAACCAAGCCGACGGCAGGTTTCGTCAATAATGACGTGCTGGATGTTTTCTTCGTAGTCATCGAATCCATAGCCACGGCTTGCCATCACGGCGTTCTGTTCCTCACGAACTTCCTCACACACGGTTTCCCACTGCTCAAAGGTGATTTCTCGCGGAACAGCAAATTGATACCTGTATTTGTAGTCCACAGCTTCCATGATGCGGGTGCCATCGGCAAATGCTGCCGGGATGTCTGTATCGGTGCTGAAGGAATATTGTGTGGTATCTGGCGGGTGTGTGTGGATGTTGTAGCTCCCTTTCAGTTTACCACCCAGATACGAGCAGTCAACCCCTCGGGGATTATTGTCGGTCATATAATGGACTTCACCGTTGCGGGTGATGACCATCATATTCTCGACTTTGGAATTGGCATAGCTGCTGCAGAATGAATCCTTAAGGGCTTCCACTTGCTGGGTGTCTTTCAAATCGACTTTTCCCAGGTACTTATGAACTGTTTCGCCGCTCTGCCCGGAGGAGCCACCACTGCCACGCTGGTTTGGCAACACGGAATCAAACTTCTTCGCCGCCCACGTTGCCTTGCTGCTGGCGCTCCTGCCAAAGCCTGCCACGCTCGTCCGGGCGCTGTCCACTCTGCCGCCGGTGGCGCTGACAAAGTCAGTCAGCTCCTGACGGGCCTGCCGGAGCTTCACGGCACTGGCGGTGGTGTCGGCCCCGGCGGCATCTTCAGCCAGATACCGGCGCTTGTACTTGCGCACGGTGCGCTCCCGGGCCCGCTGCATCTGGCTGATCTCGTACCGGGTGTATCTGCCGCCGTTGTACTCGATGTCCCGGGCGTTCAGGGCTTCCAGGCTCTCCTGCGTCCATGCAGGCGGTGCACCCAGCTCAGGGAAGATGGCAAAGAAGGTGTGACGGCAGTTCCAGCCGCAAAGCCCTGCGCCGGTGCCGTAGCCGGTGGCGGCCTCGAAGTCCGGGTAATGCTTGCCCATGTAGTCCACAGCGCCGCCCCGGTGGAACTGCCTGCCCTGCCACTCAGCGTGGGAAGGGCGGGCCCCGCCGTGGGCCGTGGTCTCGAAGAACTCAACCCCCATCTCGTCTGCCCGGGCCACCTGCAGCTTTGCACCGGTCTGATTCACACCAGTCAGCACCGCCCGGCGGGCGGCAACTTCCAGCGTGTCGGTGTGGCCGGTGGGGTAGGTGACGTACTTCATGGTGTCGGCCAGACTGTCCACCGCGCTCTTGACGGCGCTCTTGTAGTCGAACGCGCCGCTGCTCACCTTGAGATGGGCGCGGTCGAGGGCGGCTTCAAACTGGCCGCTGACGGTGTTGGCCGTGGTGGTAGTTAAGTTGTGGAAGGTTCCTGCCGTCTGCTGATAGCCAGCGTTGAGCAGGGCCTGCAGGGTGGCATTGTCGGCAAAGGGCGTGGGCTCTTTGCCGTAGTGGTAGTAAATCTCGTCCTCGGCCTCCATGGCCCGGGTGGCCGCTTCCTGCATGAGCCGCCGGATCTCGGCTTCGCTCTTGCCGGTGTAGCGGGCCAGCTTCTTTACCACGTCCTGCCGGAGGGCTTCAGTCTGTTCATACCGCCAAAGCTGCCAGTTGGCCGTGGGGGTCATGGTGTCTATTTTTGAGATGCGCCGGGCCACGTCCCGTAGAATATCGTCCTCGACCTGCTGCCAGAGCAGCACCAGCCGGTCGGGTGCGTGGTCGAGATAGTCCGGGGCCAGCATCAGCCGCCACCGCCGAAGCTCAGCTCAGGCTGCCGGTTCTCGTCAGCGGCTTCCTGCGCCAGCTTGCGGGCTTCGTCCTCGCTGTATCCCTCAAACTCCACCAGATACCGCCAGAACGGGAACTTCCCGGCGGTAACGTATCCCCAGAACATCTGTTTGCGCTCCTTGGGATCTGAGATAATGGAATCATCGAAGTCGAAGGTCACAGTGCACTCGCCCGGCAGGGGAACCACCGCGCCGCTGCGCCATGCGGCATCCAGCAGAATGTTCACGGCATAGACCAGATCAGTGATGGCTGTGCCGAGGGCCCGTTGCAGGTCTTTGACGGTGGTATAGCTGCGCTGCTTGCTGGAGCGGATCTCCTCGGCGGTCTTGTCCACGTTCTGCGGGTCAGACAGGGTACCGTAGGCAAGGCCGCACTGAAATTCGATACGCTTGAGCATGGAATCCAGCCCTTTGCGGTAGCTCTCATCCCGCAGGGTGGGGGCAAACACCTCGTAAAGGTTCCGACCGCCGGAGACGCTGCCATTGATCCAGTTGCGGTAGAGCCGCTGTTCCCGCAGAGGCATCGTGGAACTACCGTCAGGACCCGGGTGCAGGGCAGTCTGGTCTACATCGAGGGCCAGCTGGCCGCCGTTGTACTCCCAGAGCAGAGCCCCATACTGTTCGTCTGCATCCCGGATGATGTCCACTGCCGGGGCATACACGCTGACACCCAGCGGGGAGTGCCGGTCAGCGGCGTTGCCCTTGGGGGTCTTGAAGTATCCCCACAGCGGCCTGTCTACGCCAGTGAACTCCGTATGCGGGGCCAGTGCAGCCCACTCGGCAACGTCAGTCAGGGGGACTTCAACGCCGATATCAGCGCTTGTCATGGAACGGAACGCCTTGACGGTGACGGTATACTTTCCGCTGGAAAACTCGTGGTTTTCCAGCCGGGTGTAGATACGTCCGCCCCGCACCAGATGATCGTAAAAAATAGCCCCGGTCATACGTCCGGAGCTGTCAAAGCGAGTGGGACAGAAACAATCCCCCTGCACCACATCGATTTGGATGTGGCCAGCAGGGTCGAGATAGGGCCGGAACAGCACCCCGCCCAGAGCACAGCCGTACTCCACGGGAATGCGCAGGTCGGCAATAAAGGGCTTGAGCAGCTCGTTGATGCTGTCTGCCCGGGCACTGCCGGAAACAAGACATTCCATTTCCAGCGTGGTCAGCCGAGCCAGCTCGGCGGCAATGCTCTGGGGCAAGCCCAGACTGTGCAGCGGGTCTTTGCCGCCGTGACACCATGGGCCGCCGGTATCGTACATCTGCGCCCAGAGGGTGATGGCACTCTCCATGGGGGCAGACACGCTGACGCTGATCGGGGTATCCTCTCCGAACCAGAGCCGGGCCTTTTCCCGCAGCCACGAAAGCAGCTTGTCAAACATTACTTGGCTCTCCAATCTGCCCAGCGGATGAGCGGGGCGAATATCGTGTAACAGAAATAGCGGATATCATCCATGGCGTGGTCGTTCTCTTTAACGACCCTGTCCTCTTTGGCCTTGTCGTCCCACGAGTACAGGCCGAACTCCCGGCGGGAATCGGTGCAGCTTTCATGGATCTGGACAAGTCCGGCCTGCATCAGGGATGCCACGCAGCGGATGCCGTTCAGAACATCGTTGTCGGCTGGGATGACCTGATACCTGCCGTGTCGTCGGATGGTCTCGATAAAAGATGCGGCGGAAGGGTCTACACACACAGCCTGAATGTAATAGCCCTTTGTGAGCCGCTCCAGCTCGGCGTAGTGCTCCTCGTCGGTGCGCTGCACCCGCTGTTTGCGGCTGTCGAAGTAACTCTCCTTGATACGCAGGGCCTTTCCTTCATGTATAACCCACAGGCCCATGGAACAGGGGTTGTGGGTGCCGTAGTCGATGGACACATAGAACCGTCCGTCCACACCTGCCGCGCTGCCGTGGAAGAGATAAGGATCCGGGCAGAGCGAAAAGAAGGGATAGATCAAACCAGACGCGTTGCACCAGTTGCCCAAAATGAAGCGGTCGTAATAGACAGTCCCGGCCAGCTCGTGCTTCAGGTGCTCCACGAACTCCTGCGGGAGAAAGGGGTTGTCGTCGATGGTGGAGGTCTGGCAGAAGATGTCCACCTCGGGGTCATCGATGAACTTTTTGAGAAAATGCTCCTGACTGTCCGGGTTAGCTGTGCCGTCGAAGTGGGAATGAGGACAGCGCAGGCGGGTCTTGAGCATCTGGAACACGTCTTCATCCCAGGTGGTCATCTCATCGCCGTAACCGTACTCGATGGTCATGCCCTGAATACGGGCAACGTGTTTTTTGCTGTCCGCGCCCAGAATGTGGACCCGGCGGCCAAACAGCCGGGCAGTGTTGTCGCTGCTGATGGTTCCCACAAGGGCCTCGCCCCAGATCTCTCGCATGGGGTCCAAAACGTTCCGGCTGATGGTGCCCTGTGTGTTGCCCAGCATTACCGCTGCGCCCTCACCCCGCAGAGCCAGAAGGCGCTGGGGAATGACCACGGCATAGTCCAGCCAGCTCTTGCCGGAACCGGTAGCCCCAACTTTCAGGTTCCACCGGTGTGAACAGGAAGCAAGATATTCTTTCTGCTTAGTCGATAACACTGTCTACTCCTCCCAGGATCTTGCGGGCCTCGGCCAGCTGATCAGAGGCATCGCCGGACACGCCGTTGAACATTCCCAGGTGCCGCCCCAACAGATCCAGGGCTTTCAGCTTGTCGGCCAGCTTGACCTCCTGCTCCAGACCGTCCTCTCCGAAGGTCTTGACCTTGACCGACTGCACAGCAGCCAGATCGTCCGGTGCGGCATCGCTTTTCAGGGAAGCCGTCCTAGCATCGATGAGGTCGCCCGCGTTGACGAACGCCACCTTGGCCAGCTCTCGCACCACCCGGTCAGCGGATACGCCGGTGCGGCGGCTCTGCTCGGCCTGAAGCTGTGCGATGCGGTTCTGGATACTAACATTCGCTAACAGCCGTGCCGCCTGCTCGTTGGCCGTCTTTGGGGAGTATCCGGCACGGATGGCCGCCTGGGTCGCGTTCAGGTCGATCATATATTCTTCACAGAACCGCGCCTGCTTGTCGGTCATCCTCACCACCTCTCTCGTTGTCAGGGTACAAAAAAGCCGCCCCGGGATGGCCCGGAACGGCAAGTGTGATCTTTGAAAGCAGCCCGCAAAGCACAAGAAGGAGAAAAATGCTGTTAAGCGGCAAAAGGTCCAAAAGGAGCAATTCATTATGGAGGTACTCAGGAGGCTGCTTTGAAGCGGCGCACCGCTTTGCGCGGTTCCGCTTGTACCCAGAATATCACAAATGGGGTGTTTTGCACATGGATGCAGGATGGATGTGATGTGGAATCATTCCAGTGTATCCCAGAGCAGAGCCAGCCGCTCACAGCCCCGGCGGATGATCTTTGAGACCTCGGAATTTTCGCACAGCCCCAGAGCTTCCACGATGGCGGGCTGGTGCTTGTTCTCGATGTAAAACATTCGGATGCAGTCACCCTGTCGGACGGTCTCGGGGTCTACGGCCCCGGTGTAGGCCCTGCAGGTGGCATTCATCTTCAACAGTGCAAGGCGCTGCTCCATCTGCTTCAGCTCCCGTTCCTCTGCATCCAGCCGGGCAACGGCATCTCCGACCTTATCACCGGAACTTCCGCCTGTGGGCATTCCGTTCAGGCTCTGGGTGCACTTCTCGGCGGCATCCCGGATGCGCTGGATCTTCTGCTTCTGGGCCTTCACGGCGGCAGCACCGTCCCGGCACTGCTGGAACCATGCCTTGACCGTTTTGTAATCCGTCATCCCCACACCTCCAAACGCACGAACACGCCGCATGGGTCCGACCAGAACTTCTCCACGATCTCGCTGCACACCTGGGCATCATCGTGCCAGAAGTGCAGGCGGGTCATCTCGTCCTTGAGGGCCTTTTCCAAATTGTCGGTGTCAGGTTTGGAGGTGCGCCAGCTGCCGTCCGGGCGGCCCTCGGGGGAAAAGCACCACTTGACCACCAGCCGCACTGGCTTCCCGGCGGGCACGGGCTGATCCGGTGCATGGGGTGCCAGGTAGGCGTGGAGCTTGGAGCGGGCGGCTTTCAGTTCGGCGCTGTCGTGGAGCACGGCACACGGCTTGCCGCCCTTCATGTAGGCGTGCAGCTCCTTGGCGTTGTGGGTGGTGGTGGGCGGCTTCATGGGCAGGAAGAATTGAGCAATGGGCAAAAATTGCACGTTCGTTTCACCTCGTTCTTTCTTTTTGTTCGGCCAACGTGATGGGGAGGGTTCCCCGGAGGGATGGGGGCTGTGTTCGCCCCATCCTCTGGGAGACCCCATCACACATGCTGCAGTTATAGCTATTATATATAGGCTATTTTGCACTGCAAAATTTGCAGTCATAGCGGCTATAACTGCAAAATTGCAGTTTTTGCTGTCGTGCAAAATAGCGGCTATAACTGCATTTTTATAACAAATTGTAATTTTAAAATATACAATTCGTTTAACCTGCGCTGCCGGGCTCCTTGCGTCCGACTTTTTCGCCGTCGATCCAGAACCGCCCGTCATCCTTCAGGCGGGTCTTGACGGTGCGGGGCTTCAGATCCATGTACTCGGCCAGACTGTAAACAGTCACTTCGCCATCCATCATGCAGGCTTCAAAGGCGGTGTCCAGCTCGGCCTTTTTGTCCTTGCTGACTTTGTCCTTATTGCCCCAGCGCTTGGATGCGCCCCGAGTACCCAGTGACTTGTAATCGCTGTCCGGCTGCAGATCCTCCAGCAGGCCGGTGTCCGGCTTGTGGACAGGGTAGTCGAACCAGAGATTCACAGGGTCGAAGCGGGCGAACTCGCGCAAGGTGCCCTCAATGCGCCAGGCGGTCATGCTGTCTGTCAGCTTCTGGGCGGCGGCGATCCGGGCATCGATGGCCCGCAGATCGGCCATGCCAAGGTGTTCTTTGGCAATGGCCAGCATCCGGCTTTTGCTCAGGGCATCGTCCGGGCCGTAGGCATCGGCATGGCCGCGCTTGTCCAGCATGTCCTTGAGCACCCGGCAGGCGGCCTTGTTGTGGAGCTGCTCCAAAATGGCCGCGGTCGGGGTGAGCTCAGTCATATCCAGCATGGCATCCGGGTCACGGGCAAACACGCCGGAGCCGCTGGCGCGGTCCATGCTGCGCTTGCCGCCCTGGGCACCCTTGGAGTGGTGGTGGCAGTAGATCACGGCACAGTCCAGCGCGCGGCAGACAAGGTCAAATTGGTTGCAGAACTTTGCCATCTGGTCGGCGCTGTTCTCGTCGCCGGTGATGACCTTGTAAATGGGGTCCAGAATGACGGCAGTGTAGCCTTTCTTACCCGCCCGGCGGATGAGCTTGGGGGCCAGCTTGTCCATGGGGACGGAAGCGCCGCGCAGGTTCCAGATGTCAATGTTCCTCAGGTTCTGCGGGGGCAGGCCGAGGGCGGTGTACACATCCTTGAAGCGGTGCAGGCAGGAGGCCCGGTCCAGCTCGAGGTTGATGTACAGCACCTTGCCCTGCGCACAGGAAAAGCGGCCCAGCCAGGGCGTACCCTCGGCAATGGCGATGCACAGCTCGATCAGGGCAAAGCTCTTGCCCGCCTTGCTGGGGCCTGCCAGCAGCATTTTGTGACCCTTGCGCAGCACCCCGGTGATGAGGGCATCGGCCAGCGGCGGCAGGTCATCCCAGTCATCAGCCAGGCTTTCGGTTTCGGGCAGTTCATCGGTCTCGGCTTCCAGCCAGTCCCGCCACTCGTCCCAGCAGCTTTTGCCGATGTTGGTCTCCAGCAGGGTCTGCCGCTGGCTGCCGCGCAGGATGCCGGGCATCCGGGAAAGGCGGCTGGGGTTGCGATTCTGCTGGTCGAGGGTCAGACCATTCTTCTGGCAGGCGGCATAGAGGTAATCCACCCGCTTGCGGTATTCGGTGTAATCCGGGGCATCCACCTTGACGATGGCGTGGACGCTCTTGCCGCCGGAGTAGACCAGGGCGGCACAGGGCAGCTCCAGTTGCTTGATGATGGCCTGCTGTCTGCCCAGATCCATGTTGTCGCATTCCACCAGAGCGTAGCGGTAGGCGGTGATATTGGCATCCTTGCGGCCCGTTCCGTCCACCGGGTTGAAGCAGATCCACGCGCCCACCTCGGGGTCGCAGTCGCCCACCACCTTGCCGATGTCCCCGCCGCAGGTGTCCAGCTCTGCGATGAGCTGGCCTGCGGTGCGGTCCCAGCAGCCTCTGGTGGGGCGGCGGCGGTCGTCGGCCATGAAGCTCTCGGTCACATAGGCCACGTGCTCGTCCTGCTCAAAGAGGGCCTGCAGGTAGCGCCTGAGCTGGTCAACTGGGTCCCACTGCTCAGGCAGAGCCAGATCGTGGGATTCCACCCACCGGGGGTCCACCAGCTGCCCCTCCGTTCTGGAGGAGCCGGTGGTGAGCTCGTCGCCCCAGTCCAGCGCGTGGCCTGCCGGGCCGCTCCATCCGTGGCTGTAGGCCAGCTGGAAAATGCTGCTCTCGGTGACAGGCTTTGTGCTGCCGTGGAAGCTCTCCCACTTCCGGGCACACTCACCCTTGTGGTAGCGGCCCCCGTCCCGGGCGCTCCATGCTTCCCAGACGGTGACAGGCAGTCCCGCTTCCTTGAGCCCCATGCCCACCATCGTCCACTCCTCATAAGTCAGGGAGGCCGGGGAAATGAAGTCCAATGCTTCTTTGAGTTCGATCTCATCATTCATCTGCGTTACCATACATCCCATGCGGGTGTTTCAGGCGGAGCGGGCGGCGTATAGGTGCTTGGGGTAACACCCTTGGGCACACCCCGCCAGCCCTGGGCCGCAATGCGGTCGATCATGTGTTTGGCCTGCTCAAAACTCCATGTACCCACATGCTGGAAGCCGTATTTCTCCAGACAGCGGATCTGTTTAGGTGTGGTGAGGCCTTCATCCCGGCGCTTGTGCAGCCGGTCCAGCAAAAGGCTGGCCTTGCCTGCCGACTCCACCGCATCCGGCAGAATGCCCAGCTTTTCGAGGGCTGCGGTCTGCTGTTCGGTGGGCGGTCCGGCTTCCCATCCAAAAGCCGGTACATAGCCGGACAGGTCCTCGGCCTGAATGCTCATTTCGTATTGGAGCGGGTCCACCAGCTTTGCCTTCTTCCGGCGCTGTTCAGCCAGCTGCTTTGCAAGGGCTTCCTCTCTCTGGGCCACCACGTCCTCGCTGGCCTGGGCGGCGGCTTCCTCGATGTCCTCAGGACAGCCGGTCCCGGCAAGGTTTTCGGTCATCTGACGGGCCACGGCCCTGTCCTCGCACACAAGGTCTGCCGGGCGGCAGAGCTCGTGCTTGTCGGTCATCCACAAAAAGTCGAGGAGCAGCAGGTCGGTCTTGCCCTCGGCCAGACGTGTGCCGCGCCCCACCATCTGGCTGTACAGGCTGCGCACCTTGGTGGGCCGCAGCACCACCACACAGTCCACACTGGGGCAGTCCCAGCCCTCGGTGAGCAGCATGGAATTGCAGAGCACGTTGTACTTCCCGGCATCGAAGTCGGCAAGCACTTCCTTGCGGTCGGCACTCTGGCCGTTGACCTCGGCGGCCTGGAACCCCTTGGCGTTGAGCAGATCCCGGAACTTCTGGCTGGTTTTGATGAGGGGAAGGAACACCACCGTCTTGCGGCCTTTGCACCGCTGTGCCATCTCGGCGGCGATCTGTTCGAGGTACGGATCCAGCGCCGTGCCAAGTTCCCCCACGGCGTAGTCGCCGCCGCTGAGGGCCACGCCGGAGATGTCCAGCTGCAGGGGGATGGTCTGGGCCATGATCTTGCACAGATAACCCTCTTTGATGGCATCCGTCAGCTTGTACTCATAGGCCAGGCTGTCGAACACCTCGCCCAGGTTTCGCATGTCGCCGCGGTCTGGGGTGGCGGTCACACCCAGCACCTTTGCACCCTCGAAGTAGTCCAGGATGCGGCGGTAGCCGTCGGTGATGGCGTGGTGGGCCTCGTCAATGATGATGGTGCCGAAGTAGTCCCGGGGAAAGCGTTCCAGCCGGGCGGAGCGCTGCAGGGTCTGCACGCTGCCCACCACCACCCGGAACCAGCTGTTCAGGCAGGTGGACTCTGCCTTTTCCACGGCGCTGACAAGGCCGGTGGAGCGCTGGAGTTTGTCGGCTGCCTGTTCCAGCAGCTCGCCCCGGTGGGCCAGGATGAGCACCCGGTCCCCGGCACGCACCTGATCGGCGGCAACGGAGGCGAACACGATGGTCTTTCCGGTTCCGGTGGGCAGCACCAGCAGCGTGCGCAGACGGCCCTGCTCCCACTGGGCGTGGATGCTGTCCCGGGCGGCCTGCTGATAGGGGCGCAGGGATTGGATGTTCGCCATCAGAATGCCCCCTGTGTCCAGCCCTGAGCGGGTGCGGCCTTAGGCTCCGGCGGCGGCAGAAAACGGGTGACCTCGTTGCTCTGGCCGGTCTTCCCTGCGTTGGGGCCGCTCTGCTTGGTGTACTCCCGGATGCCCAGCTTGCACCAGCCCCGGGCACCCACCACCTCGTTCCAGCGGGGGCGGAAGGTCTCGCCCCGCTTGCACTGGCCGATGCTCTCAAAGAAAGCACCCAGCAGGCCCTGGGTCTTGGTGTGCAGGTAGAGCCGGTGGGTGACGGTGGCATCGCCCTTGGCCCCGCCGAAGATCTTCAGGGTCAGCTTTGCCATGGAGCAGGGCGGGAGCTTGACACTGCCCTCAAAGCGGGCACGTTCCATGCCGGTGACCTCAAAGGCATAATCGCCCTCGGGCAGGAGCACGAACTCCTGCTGTTCGTTGGTGAATTCGTCGTCCCAGTTCAGGGCGCGATCGGTGTTCATCTCATTCATAAGTAAAAGCTCCTTTCAAAATCATCAAAACGGCAGGTCACGGCCGTCCAGCACCATCTGCAGCACCTGGGGCCATGCGGCCACCAGACAGCCCTCTACGAAATCGGCCGGGTAATCCCGGATGGGCATATCCTCGGGGAAATAGCCCCGCTTGCCCACCACAGCCTGCAGCTCCTCCGGCGTGACGTTGTTTGCGCTCATCAGGGGAGCCAGCTTTTCCGGCACGCCCAGTGCGATCAGGTCGGGCACCAGCAGAGCTTGTGGCACTGTCTCGGCGGGCGGTTCCGGCTGCGGAGCCGGAGTGGGCAGGATGTCAGCTTCCGGCTGGATCGCCCTCTCAGTCACGGCTTGCGCCGTGCCAGCTCTCCCAGAGGGAGAGCCAAGAATTGCCCTGCTCTCAGTGTTGCAACCGGGGATACAGGCGGCGATACCGGCGTAATCAAAAGGCATCTCGTCGGGCAGACCGAAGCGGTTCTTGGCATCCCAGCAGGGGTGATGGGTGGTGTACATGACCCGGCGGCCGCCGGTGACCTTGTTTTTTGCGTTGGGGGCGCTGCTGCTCTTTTCCACCACGGTCTTGTAGTTGACGAACAGCAGCATGTCGCACCACTCCCGGATCAGCGGCTCCACCTGCTTGGTGGTCTTCATGGTCCAGCGGTCGTAGCTGCCCGCCGCATCCGGCTGCTCGAACTTTGTGATGGACGCGTGGGCAAGGACCAGAACGTTGTGTCCGGTGTTCAGCACCTCTTCCAGCGCGTCCAGCAGCTTGCCGAACTCCTCCTTCAGGTAGGTGTAGCCTTTGCCATAGCCAAAGCCCTCCAGCCCGTCCACCTTGGCCTTGGCGCAGACGGCATCAATGGCCAGCCGTTCTGCCCAGTCGGCGGTGTCGATGACCAGCGTGCCGCAGGGGATGTTCCCCCTGCGCACCTCGGCCACCTCGTCCAGCAGCATGGCCCAGCTGGTGGGCTGAGGCAGGCGCTTGACATTCAGCCGCTTTGTGCCGCCTTCGGTGTCGATGAACACCGGGTCGGGGAAGTGGGAGGCAAAGGTGCTCTTGCCGATGCCCTCGGGGCCATACAGCACGGTTTTGACCGGGGAATCCTGCACCCCGGAGGTGATGGTATACTTGCTCATTCAGAACGCTCCTTTCGTCCAGCTCCTGGGCTGGGGCTTTTCGGTGACAGGCGGCTCGGCATCCTTTACCATGCCGTCTTCGATGATGATCTGGCACTCGCTGCCGGTGGAAACGCGAGTGGCGATGGCCTGCAGGTGCTCTGCTTCCAGCCAGCGGCCAAACTCGGTCAGGGTGGTCATGTCCATCTGCTCCAGCTTGTCCAGCAGTACAAAACCGCAGTCCGGGTTCAGGCGGCGGACGATGGCGGCAGCCACCCGCAGCTGATCGCTGCCGGACATATCCCGCCAGTGCTTTCCTTTATAAGTAAGGGCACCGTCCTCCACGCTCAGCTCCGGCAGGGGCAGGTCGGCACCGTTCAGCAGGGCCATACGGTCGGCCCGCTTCTGAGTGATGGCTTCGGTGAGCTTGTCGTAGTCGCTGGCATACTGGGCAGCCTCGTCCTCAGCACGGGCCTTTTCCAGATTGGCACGCACCTTCTGGTTGGTCTCCTCGATGCCCCGGATGGATGCCTCCAGCTCTGCGGTGGATTCGTCCTGCAGCTGGGCAGCAGATTTCCGGGCCTGAAATATCTGCTTTTCAAGGTCAGTAAATTTCGCTTGCGTTTGCTCGTATTCCTCTTTCAAATCTTCAATTTTTTCATCGAGATCACGCAAGGTGAAATTCAATTGATTCTTTTCATCAATGAGCTTGTCCAACTGGTTGCGCTTGCTCTGATTCTCGCCGTTCCGGGCCAGGATCTCCTGCTGCTGGCGGATGAGGTCGGAGGCGCTGACCGGTTCTTCCGGGGCATCGGGGTAGGAAATCAGCTCCTCGGCAAAGTGCTTTTTCTGCTGGGCCAGCTGGCCGGTGAAGGTGCGCTTGTCGTACAGAGACTTGATCTCCAGATCCCGGACGTGCAGCTCGGTGCCGATGCCGATGATGCGGAGCAGGATGTCCGCTTTCTCCTTGTCAGATGCCTCCATGAAGCGGGGCAGGTCAAGGGCCAGCGGTTCGATAAAGGCATTGAGCAGCTGCTGGCCGCTGCGCCGCCCGGTGGGGTCGGTAACGGTCAGGGTGCTGTTTTTGCCCTTGCGCTCCACCACCACGCCGTTGGAAAGGGTGACCTTGAGATGGGCGGGAGCCACGGCCCCGTCCCGCTGTGCGGCATTGGGGCGGAAACGGTCGCCGCCCAGTGCCCAGGCAAGGGCATCCAGCACGCTGGTCTTGCCCTGATTGTTGTTGCCGCCCACGAGGGTGAGCCCAGTGGGGGCAGGGGTGAGCGCAACTGCTTTGATGCGCTTGACGTTTTCGGCCTCAAGGGCCGTGATGGTTACAGACATCTGGATACCTCCCCTTGGATCTGTCCGAGTGTGTGAATGAGCATATTGGTCAGCTGTTCCCGCTGTTCAGGCGGAAGCCTGCGGAGGGACGGGACCACCATTTTGCCGATGTTCTGGAAAGAACGGTCGGCCAGCAGCACGTTGTCATAGGAGCTGTGGGCATCCTGTTCGCTGCCGGAAGAGGCCTGTTCCAGCTGTGCCCGCAGGTCGGCGGTCATCTCGGCGGCCATTTCCCTGGCCTGACGCTCCACCTCTTCCTTGTCCACCACCGCGGTGATGGGCTGCTTCTTGAGCGCGTCGTTCTCGGCCTTGAGCTTGTCACCCCGGAGCTTGGCTGCTTCGGCCATCTGCCGGGAGCCCTCCAGCTGCTTCTCGGCCTCCTGCGCCCGGGTTTCGGCCTTGCTCTGCATCTTCCAGGCTTCCTCTTCCCGGGCCTCGGCCTTGTCTGCACGGTCTTTTTCCTGCGAGACCTTCAGACCCAGCCGGTTGCAGTCTTTGGCGGTGCTCAGCTGGTCGGCGCGGGCCTTGTCCCGTTCGGTGCGGAGCTGCTGGTTTTCCTTGAGCAGCTCCTGATAGGCTTTGTTCGTGGTGACCTCACCGTTCTTGACCTTCTCCACTAGCTCCTGCGGGGCGCTGGGCTTTGCTACGGCATACAGCAGAGTAGGAGACAGCTCCTTCAGGATCTTCTGCTGGCGGGGGCTGCTGCCGTCCAGCAGTGCCGAGACCTGCAGCAGCCGGTATGCGGTATCCTTGGTGATGCCGATAGATACGCACCATGCCCGGAAAGTGTCATCTCCACGATTGCCGTGCTTCGAGTTGTCGCATTGTGCGACAACTCCACATAGAGCATCGTGAGCCACGGCAATGGCATTGCCCATGTGGACAAGGCCGCGCTCGGCCATCTGTTTGCCGTGGCGGTATTCGTCCTCGGCAAAGTGCAGGTCCTCCACGGTCTGGTCAGTCAGGCCGGAATAATCAAATGCCGGGCGCATCTCATCCGGCACGGTGGTTAGGGGCTTGTCCTGCATGGCACCAGCTGTTGATACAGAAGAACCGCCCGCCGATGCGGCAAGGGCCGATTCGTAGTTCTGCAGGGATGTCGCGGGGGTCGATGCGTTTGCATCCGCCCCGTTCTCCGAGGTGGTCGGCGTTGCCATCGTGGCAGTCGGGACAGCATTCTCTGCCGTAGTCACAGCAGCATCCGCATTCTGGGCAGGTGCACATGAGAGAATCTCCTTTGCTTTTTTGATGTCGGCAAGAATCTTTTCCATTTCCTGCTGCGGTGTCATGTCCTTGCGGCTTCCATCCAGATTGAAAAACTGACCAAACAGCTCTCTTTTTGCGGCAACACCTTTCAGATTCTGAGTGCATGTGATTGTCAGGCAATAGCGCCCGTCAGATCCATAGTCCGATGCACGAATATCTTTGGAAAATGAGCCGAAAATCTCTCTGTCTGGATAAGTGTCTTTGATCCATGCGGAGACCTGAGAAAGAAAGTCGAAGTCCAGACTATGCACTCGACAGGTGCATTTATCCTTGATAGAGCCAGCGAACTCTGACGCATAAGTGAGGGTCTTGCTCATCCGGCACTCGTAGCCCCGAGTCTCCCGGCTGACAGTTCTAGCACTTTCATCCCATTGAAAGTCTCCGTATGGCATGGCATAGGGGCATCCCCAGCACTCATGGCCGGGTGCGTAACCAGATAGGCGGTTTCCAGTGGTACTGGCATCGGTGGATTTCTTCACTCGCCGTCCGCATTTGCAGATATAGGTGGTCACACTTTCACCTCCGTGCCCTTCAGGCGGTCCAGCATCTCGGTCTGCACATCCTTGTTCATGGGCTGGATGTTGTTGCCCTTCCAGCCGTAGCAGAGGATGGGCCCGTAAAGCTGGCGGCCCCGGTACTTCCGGTTGAGCAGACTGGCGGGCTGGATGGGACCATCATACCGGCCCACGAACAGCACCGCCGGGGTGCGGGGCAGCACGATCATCTCGCAGGGCGTACCCAGCCGGTTCTCAATGGCCCACAGGCTGTCGGGCAGGGACGCAATCACCGGAGCCTTGCCCGGTTCGGCTAAAATACCTTTCATTTGTAAAATCCTTTCTGATGTGATATCATCAAGGGTGATGGGGGTAGTGAACCATCACCCTCTGGGCTCGTCCGTGTTACCAGCACGGGCGGGCTCATTTGCTTTTCATGCGCCCCTCCGGTTCTGCCGGTAGTCCGGCTCTTCGGTGCGGGCGTGGGTACGGTCAACGCGGCCATAGCGGCGGGCGTTCTGTTCACGATCCTGGGCGGCAAAGCCCAGCCGCAGGAACGCGACCGCTGCCAGAACCAGGCACAGGGCCGTGACGAACTGGCTGTCAGAGATGGAGCTGCCCAGCTGTGCACCGCCCTCGATGCCCATGCCGTACAGCAGACTTACGGCACCGCTGGCAGCAGCCAGCCAGTACCAGACGCGGGATTTGATCTTCATGCGGTCTTTTCCTCCTTTGCAATTGCCGGGAAGAAATACGCCCCGATCTGCTCCTGCGGAATGTGTAGCACCTTGCAGATCTTAACGATCTCGCAGGCCTTCCAGCGCCCCTTGTCCTCCGGGGCATTGAGGCGGCCCTTGAGGGTGTCCAGTGGGATGTCGGACAGCTCGCTGAGCTCTTTTTGCAGCAGCCCCTGATCTTCGTACAGGCGGCGGAGCTTCAGAAACGGTTTCTTTGCCATAGGTCAAACCTCCTTGTTGTCAGATGCTGCGCTGGAGCAGATAATCAATGGAGCAGTCGAACATTTCTGCCATTTTTTCCAGCTTGGATTGGGGGATGTTGCCGTGAACCATCCAGTTGTAAACGGTCTTGCGGGTGACACCCAACGCCTTTGCAAACTCCTCAATAGTCAGTTTGCGACGGCTTCGTTCTGCGTTGATGTTCGGATAGAGCAA